AGAGCTAAAAAATAATGCCACCTATCGAAAGTGCTGCAGATTTTACTTCTTATCTTGATACCACAACAGGACACGGAGTAACTGCAACATTTTTCGAGACTGGGGTTTTATTTGATGATTTTCCTTTAATAGATACTCTTGGTTTTATAGATGATGGATTATCTGTCTTTATAAAACTCATCATTGACCAAGAATATTTCAACATACAGGGTGAATCAGTTAATGTTGCAGGTCATCAACCTAGAGCAATCATTAAATATTCTGATGCACCTAATGTTTCACAAAACGACAAAATTGTTGTTGATGCAATTACCACAGATCAAGGTAATGTCTTAAAAGCACAAACAGAATTCAGAGTCAGAGTTGTCGAGCCAGATAACACAGGCATGGTTTCACTTGTGCTTGAGGAACAATAATGTCTCAGTTTAGATTAGAGACAGAAGCAGATATGAGTGCTTATCTTGATATCAATTATGGTCATGCAATCACTGCAACTTATACAAGAAACGATGTAGATTCTACGATTAACATTATCTTAAATAATGAATACGTAGAACAAGAAGAAGGCATAGGAGTGGAAGCATTAAAACCTATTGCCTATTGCAGAACCGTAGATGCACCTAATGCATCTTACGGAGATACATTAGCAGCAAGTGCTGTTACTGACATAGAAGGAAACGTATTAAAAGCAGCACAAACTTACACGATAGTAAATGTGCAAACAGACAGAACAGGTTTTACAGCTATGGAGCTAGAGGAAGTATAAATGTCTCATGTAAGACAACAGATCAGAGAATACTTTGGAACTACATTAACTGGTTTAGCAACCACAGGTTCTAACGTAACTGAATCAAGGGTTTATCCTCTTGAAACATTACCTGCTTTAGTGATTTATACAAAGTCAGAAAGCTCAGAGCCTATGGTTATAGGAACAAACAGAGTATTAATGAGAGAACTAGAAGTTGCAGTAGAAGGCTATGCAAAAGCTACTACCAACTTTGACGATACTATTGATACAATATGCAAAGAGGTAGAAGAAGCAATATCTGCAGACGTAACATTAGGTGGTATTGCAAAAGATGCATTCATCAATTCTACTGAAATTAATTTTAACGGAGAAGGCGAAAAGCCTTTAGGTTACGTAAATATGACATTCTTGGTTCAGTATCATACTCAAGAACAAGATGTTGAAACAGCAGTTTAGGAGACAAACATGAAAATGATTAGTCCAGATGGAAAAGTTTCTATAGATGCTCATCCTTCTAAGGTTGAAAGTCTAAAGAATAAGGGTTGGAAAGAAGAAGCAATCCAAACAAAAATTAAATCTTCTTCTAAAAAGTCGAAAGACGAGGAAATAGAAAATGGCAACTCATAAAGGTAGCGAAGGTGTTATCAAGGTAGGCAGCAATTCTGTAGCTGAGATTAGATCTTATTCTTTAGAAGAAACTGCAGACGTACTTGAGGATACTTCAATGGGTGATACTGCTAGATCGTTCAAATCATCTTTAACTTCTTTTACAGGAAGCATGGATGTTTTTTGGGATGAGACAGATACTTCTGGACAAGGTGCTTTAAGCATAGGTTCTGAAGTTACTTTAAACGTTTATCCTGAAGGTGATACATCTGGTGACACTTATTATACTGGTACAGCTATTGTCACAGGTGTTACAAGATCAGGTTCATTCGATGGACTCGTGGAAGCAAGCATTTCTGTGCAGGGTTCAGGTTCATTAACTGAAAGCACTGTTGCATAAGATGAAAGCAATAGAAAACGCTAAAAAACATTTTGCAGAGCAAGATGTAAAGTTAATTGAAGTACCAGAATGGGGCGAAGAAGATAAGCCCTTAAAAATATATAGTAAGCCATTAACGTTAGCTGAAACTTCTAAGCTCTATAAAATGAGCAAAGATGATGATCTAACCATGATGGCTTACGTTTTAATTTATAAAGCTCTTGATGAAAATGGTGACAAGCTATTTGATTTACAAGACAAAAACGCTTTGCTTAATAGCGTTGATAGGGAAGTTTTAATTGATGTTGCTCAAAAGATTATGGGTACTGAACCAATTGAGACCGTCAAAAAAAACTCCTAGAGGATACTGATTTATTTAACAGATATTCGTTAGCTGAAAAACTTCACAAAACCTTAGAAGAAATTCAGGAAATTAGTATCCAAGAATATCAAGGATGGTTGGCATATTTTGAAATTGCATTAGAAAGAAGGAAAGATGGCTAAAAGAAGAGTTTCATACGAATTAACAGCGATAGATAAAACTAAAGCTGCATTTGCTGCTGTAACTAACAGATTAAAGCAAGTTCATAAATTCGGTATGGGAACTGCTGCTGCTGTAACAAAAGTTGGTTTAGCAGCATCAGGTGCTGCAGCAGGTCTTGGAGCTTTCGTTAAAGTCAATACTGATGCAATTGATAGATTAGGCAAAACCGCAAGCAAGTTAGGCATAAACGTAGAGCTTCTACAGCAATTAAGATTTGCTGCTGACCAAACAGGTATTGCTCAAGAAACTCTTGATATGGCAATGCAGAGGTTTATACGAAGAGTTGGCGAAGCTCAAAACGGTACTGGTGAAGCAAAAGCTGCATTAGAAGAACTTGGAATTCAATTAAAGAATTCTGACGGTTCTTTTAAAAGCACTAAAGATGTACTGTTTGAGGTTGCTGATGGCATTCAGAATACTGAAGATGCATCAACTAGATTAAGGTTAGCATTTAAATTCTTTGACTCTGAGGGTGCTGCTTTAGTAAATACCTTAAAAGGTGGTTCTGCAGGTCTTAATGATTTCTTTAATGAAGCTAATGATCTTGGTTTAATCATTGATAAACAAACTACTGCAGCATTTGAGAAATTTGCAGATACTACCAGCATTCTTTTTAAACAAATAAAAACCGTAGTTCAGTATGTTATAGCTGCATTTTTACCTATTTTGCAAAGCATGGCAGAACGATTTTCTGATCTAATAGTCAAAGCAGGTAAATTAGCAGGCGGTTTTAAAAGTCTTGGCAGAGATATAGCTGTTAGCATGGTGAATGGTTTAGAAAAAGCTATAGTTGCTATGGCTCAGTTTGCCAACGGTGTTACTAGCATAGCTAGAACATTTGGTTTCTTTGAGGAAGCTGTAATTGATATTGATGCATTAAGAGCAAAATTCGATGGAATTAGAACTTCAATAACCACAGTCAAAGAACCATTAGAAGAAGTCAATGAAGAAATAAAAGAAACAGGTAAATCTGTAGAAAAGCTATCACAACCAGTGATGGCATTTATAAGTGAAATTGGCAATACAGAAAAAGTATTGGCAAAACTTACTACAGGAACTATGAAGAAGTTTGAAGACTCAATCATAGATTCTTTAAAATCAGGCAAGCTAGAATTTAAAAAGTTTGCAGATTACGTTATAGAACAATTATTAAGGATTGCTATACAACGAGCAATCATTGCACCAATTACAGGAAAGGTTGAAACCTTTTTCAAAAGCATTGGATTCGAAGGTGGTGGATTTACTGGTTATGGTGCAAGAGCAGGCGGTGTAGATGGTAGAGGTGGATTCCCTGCAATTCTACATCCCAATGAAACAGTTATTGATCATACGAAAGGTCAAGGCATGGGCGGTGCAACTGTTAACTTCAATATCTCTGCTGTAGATGCAACAGGGTTTGACGAATTGCTTGCATCAAGAAAGGGAATGATTACAGCAATTATAAATAACGCTATGAATCAGAGAGGTAAGATGGGTGTAGTATGAGTGGTGCTTTTCCTACAAGTCCTAAGTTTAGGGCATTAGATTTCAAAAATGTAAGACCTGTTCTTATGAATCACAGTCTTTCTGGTAGAAGGGTTGCAAGACAAATAGGTTCACAATATTTTACATTTTCAGTTCAGATGCCACCGTTACAATACGATGATGCTATGGATGTATTTGCCTTCTTGCAAAAACAAAAAGGTGGTTTTGAAACTTTCACTATTCAATATCCAACAGACAATAGAGGAGCTGATAAGGCAGAAACAGATATACAAGTAGTATCAGCTCATTCAGCTTCAGATGGAACAATAGACCTAGACGGTTTCTCTACATCAACATCTGGAGTTTTAAAAGCAGGAGATCTTATTTCTTTTGCAGGTCATTCAAAGGTTTACATGGTTCAAGCAGATGCAGATTCTGATGGAACTGGAGCTGCTACAGTATTAATAGAACCAAATCTTGTAACCACATTAGCAGATAATGAAGCAGTTACAGTTAATAAACCAAGTTTTACAGTTTATTTAACATCAGAAGAAATTCTTTATAACACAGACCCATCTGGGTTTTACAACATACAATTTGAAGTAAGAGAAGTTATAACATAATGGCTAGATCAATTA